GAGATGAAGGAACGTCAGAGGAAGCGAGAGGAAGAAGCTGCCTCCACAGATGCTAAGTTGGAGGAAGTCAAGGAGGAGGGAGAGCCTGAAGTTTCATCCGCGTAAATAATATTCATATACATTAAATAAACATGCTTCGTCTAATTATAACAATACTGTTAGTCGGGGCGTTCTTTATTTTGTTTTTTAAACCAAAGTACAATTTAAAAAACAAAACGAGTTCTAACTCAGAGGCTGTTGAGGCTGAAGCTTCAACAACTGATGGATTTGTCGAGGATACTCAACGAGGTCCTATTCTTTTTGGACGGGATGGCATCCCCCCCAGGTATGGTGATATCGGTACATTTGTTGCTTATTCAACTACTGCAGAAGACCATTGGTTAAGTGGATTTCCGCAAAAGGGGGTTAATAATGACATGTATGAGGATACTGATACAAAACTTTCGACTCGTATAAGAGACCTTAGTAAATGATTAGGTGTACCTGAGGATAACAGGTTGCATGGTTTTACCCATGAAAAAACCTAAAAGAAAGACTGCAAATGCAATGATCCATGTGGATTTATCAACATCAGTAAAAGGGTCAAATTTTCCTGTTTGGGGTTGTTGTTGGGGATAATTCATTTCACTGGGATGATAATAATATGGTTGGTCTTGTACCAACTCTTCAGTATTATCTTCATTCTTCTCCTGAATTAAAGGGTCCATGTTTGGGCTATACTCAATGGGATTACCGATATCAGTTTCCATTTCTAATATAGTTGCTGTTTTTTTTAAGCTGATTCTTCCTCACTCTCACTTTCACTTTCACTCGCATCTTCGTCATCCACTACAAAATCTTGGAGATTACCATTGTCATCTGCATCTTCGTCATCACTTTCATTTTCTGAATTACACTCATCTTCGGTGTCTATAATTGACTCACCGTCTGTGTCTTCATGTTCATCTGTAGCGTAATCGTCATCTAAAACAGTTTCTATAGGTACATAAAGAGCTGGTTTCTTTATAACCCTACCAAATCGTGAACGAGTACTAGCTACCATTTACTTACTTTAAGTGCCGTTCTGTTTAAGTATCTTTAGGGAACAACTTATTCGTTATTTTAGAGGGTAGAATATGTTCTCTAGCCTTACTCTTCTTGCATACTGGGCATTTCTGTTTGATTTTGTTTTTCCTGATATCATATGACATAGTCTTATTTTCATGTTCACCTGATATAGTTTCACAGTATTTAGACGTTGTCATTACCAAAAAGGTGTTATTCTTATCATTTCTAGTTATAGTCGCGATACGGGTGTCACCCCCTGTTTTCATATTGGTATTAATATAGTTTTCAAGGTCTGGTTTTACTTCCATCCGTTTAATTGGTGGCTTTTCGTCAAACTTTTTGATTTCTGGGCATTTACTGATATCCTCTTTTTTAGGGTAAAGGCTTTCAACGATATCACTCGTTAATTGGTGTCTTCTACCACAAAAATCTTTACAGAAACCATCACGACGCTCCCTGATGGTTTCACATCGACAGAAACACTTTTGAAGAATCATTTTTCCACTGATGATAAACCATACATGATTAGAACCATGACTTCGTTTTAAATTTTCACAGTATTTGGAGGTTGTTCCAACTAAGAATGTATCCCTCATTTTGAAAATTTTATTAATATAGGCATCACCCTGTCCCTCCATATTTTTACGAACGAACGTTTCGATACGATTCTTCAACCCCTCATCATGTATTTCATCTTTTGTCTCGTCTTCTGAGAAGGAACCCTCTTTGACCTTGATAGTTACTGAAGGTGGTTCTATTGATATGGTTGTGGGTTTGTCTGTTCGCACCGCCGACATTTTAAGAATTTTAACAGTTGGTTCTTGACTTATTCTCATGAGTGTACACAAAGGTTCCTGTGTGTAAATGAAAATCGGTAGGTATGCCAATTGGTCTACTTTACCATGTTCACACCCTTTACAACCCTTACCATTACATGCTTCATGTTTTGCCCGTTTATAAGACCATGGCATCCTGAAGCCACTCCCTTTCGCCTTTCTAATAAGACTTCCATATACCGAGGCGTCTATAATTTCATTCCAATCTGTATCACCTTTGAATTTAGAAAGAGACACAAGAATATGTTCACGAAGTGCAATCGCTGAACCCTGTCCTACCACAAAACCTGGCCAATTCAGATGGACACCAGTTTTTATTAGGTCACCTGATTTCTTTGGTGGTGATACAGAAACTAGGCATTCTTTACCACCATGAAGCTTGACAGTTTCACAAATAGTTTTAGATATAGCGTTGATTTCATCAATACCTAGGGGATCGACATCTTTGTAGTCGATATCAACGAAAAAGTTATAGGTCTCACTCTTCTGTTCGACAACGTAAATCTTCTCCCCAGATTTTACAGACTCTATATACTTATCGTAAAATTCATTCAATCTATCAAACGGCACTGAGAGTTTACCTCCGTCCATGAGCACATGTGATAGATTGGTAGCATTATTGAATTTCTGGGAAACGTACCAATTCTTAAACATACCTTATTCTTGTTCTTCATCTCTAAACCACTTCATACACGAAACATTCTGGTATTCTTGAGTTTGAGAAAGTTCTTTTTTAAAAGTGAGCAGTTCGTAAACCGTTTTACTTTCATTATCTTTGACCCACTGTTGAATCTCCTGTTCACACAGTCCCCTATTCTTGTCAAGTAATTCACTAATCTGTCTTAAAATAAAAGCCTTGGACTTCATTATTTAATAGAGAAGGTTTTTCTATTGTGAGAACTTACACATGCATAGAATTGAGGATTATTGATAACATTATCAATAATTAATTTCCATCGTTTACGTGTGTTAAATTCTTCGAGAGTATCATAACTCATATAATCGTTTTCATCGTGTGTTTTACGAATAGGTTGATTGTTCATTTTTTTGATTTGTGTTTTATGCTTTTCTTCATAAAATTTACGAATTTGTATCTGTTGTTCAGACCTATTGTAATTCACGAAAAAGATGAATACATTGTATTCTAGGTCAACTGTCGGACTCTCTTTGTGTATAAACTTAAACTCTGTATATTCACCCTGTTTTAATGAGACCACACCCCGGGTCTCTTCTTCTAATTCTCTCAAGGCACATCTTAGAGGATTGTAAATCTCTCTTCGTCTACACCCACCTGTGACGAAAATCCAATCTTTAAATCTCCAATCTCTCACCGTAAGAAACCTCGGTTTCCCATCGATAAAACTAACCGGTACTGCGATTGCCTTGTACTTCTTCATTGCGCATTCGCAAGTTATAATAAGTGGATATGATTATTCCTCGGATTTCTCATCGACCTCTTCGACACTTTCAAGCTTCTTTTCTGGTTCAACAACTGGTACCGATTCAACAATGGGTTGTGGGGGTGGGGCAAGATGCCGGACGACCTGGGCTGAGAAACTCTTGAAATTATCAATATCCTCCTTAGCCTTTTTTAACTCTTTAAACAGGAAAATTATACCAATTGCGCAAACAATCGCTGCGACAATGAATACAGTGTCTTTGTTTACGGGAACCATTTATAAAATGAAAGGTCATTTTCTTTTTAAGCTTTCTACATCACTACACCCATTTGGGTTTTACCAACGGCGGGGCATTCGTACGGGCTCTGGGCAAATTGAACGGCTTCGTAATGCGTATTTTCACATGATTTACTTGTTGGTTGCGTGGGCTGACCAATAAACTTTTCGAGTGTCCTGGAGTTAGGATCGTACGTCAATACAAAAACGATGGCAAGGAGAAATACTACTGTCCAAAACATCTTTTAATAAATGCAGAGAAGATTTAGTTCGAGTATAGGAGACCACCCATACCGTTTTCAATGCGAAGCACATTGTAGTTTACGGCATAGAGGTTGTCGTCTGAGTCTAAAGTATCGTTGATGATACGAGCCGAATCAAGACGGGAGAAGTTCAGCGAACCAGTGGGCTGGAGTTTACCGGCATCAAGGCAGAATGGGTAGAAGAATAGAGTCTTGGCTGTTCCCAGGGATGCGTTAGTGGTATGGTAATACGAAGTTACGGTGGAATAGTTGGGATCAGCATATTTGAAATCGGCTACATCGGTACCATTGATTTGAAGCTTGAGCTTGTTGGTATCACCGAGAATCCCCATAGCAGCCGCCTTACCGGCGGCGATGTACTTCACGGGGTGGTTGAAGTTCAGCTCCTGGATCTTGGTGGTGGAGGCAACCGCCTTCTGCACCTGGGTGATGAGCATGTTCTGGGGCTGGGAAGCGAACACCTCACGTTCATCAGTGTCAAGGTAGGCGTAGTTGGTGAAAACATCCCACTTGTCAGTAGCCGCCGTGGAGCCCCAAGTGATCCGGAGTTCCACATCATGGTACTGGAGGGAGATGAGAGGGATGGCGGTCTGCCAGTTCTCACAGAAAGCAAACCTGAGGGGGTAGAACCTGTAGGCTGTAGCACCGTTGACCAGATCAGCCGAAGGTGATTTGGAAGCGGTGGTCGCAGAAAGACGGGGAGCAACCAGGGTAGAGTAGGTGGAATCCTGTTCATCAATCACCTGACCACCGACAAGGAGTTCAACCTTGGCAATTTTTCCCAACCAATTGGCTTGGGTGTAAGCGACGGTTTTGGTACCATCATTGGGGACGAGATAGACATACCCGAGCATATCACCCTTGCGCTCGAAGCGGACGGTGGACATACCACCATTGGCGACGTTGCCCTGGATGACCTGACGTTCGACAGTTTGGGAAAAGTTTGTGTGACGCTTGTAGTTCGACCTGAAAAAGCTTACTTCGGGCTGACCGACAAGATGCACATCCTGGGCACCGACAGCAACAAGTTGGGCAATACCACCAGACATTTTATAATATAGTGAGACTTTATTTTTAAGCTTCGAAGACTTACAAACTGGGATGCAATTTGGAAGAAATGATGACGACTTCTACGAAGTCGGGACTTACATAGCATCTATGCAGGTCTTCATGGTTTTAAGTTTATTATAGAGGAGTTCGTAGACGCTTCCTGTGACAGGTGTCTCGGATTCAACTTTGACCTGGATACCACCGATGTCTCTAGAACCACTCACACGTAGCGCTTGACTCACCCACATGGTGAAGCGACCCTGGACGACATACTTGGTTGTGGTCGTGGTCGTGGTCGTGATCTCACCTGTTTCGGGATCAGTCTCATCACTCATGTTCTCCTCCACCTTCTTCTCCACCCTGATATCATTCTCACCCACGGAAGCATATGGGTTAGTAACACTGAGTCCAGTGGCGAGCGTAATCGTTTCGTTGAGAATGACGCCCATTGTTTTATTATAAGGTGAGGTTTTTTAAATGAAAATAAAATCACTGAACAATTGGGTACTTAGCCCCAGTGGTACGTACACCCAATAAACGCCGCAGTATGTACTGTATTTGCTTTGTCTGTTTGTATTCCGTCGGTTGTGAGATACTTGATTTCATACTCAGATTCGGTAGAATTTGATGGATCGTCTTCCCATTGGAGTTGTCCATTTTCATCGAGGACGTCAACCATCTCTTGACGAACATCGGTTGTATATTCACCACAACAACTTGGCATAGGTTTATCTGATTCATAGACATTTTTTATGTATAATCCCTTTTTTAATACTTCTTTATACTCAAGTTTTTCATCTTCCGTGAGTTTAAAATGTTCATATGGTGTTATAAATTTTTCGTATGAAACCGTGTAAGACTTCCGTTCATCCGGGGTTAAATCGTTATAATCAGTCTGTGATATTTCGGGTGTGAAGATTTTTTCAGTCTCATGTGTTTCTTCATCAAAAGTTTTCATAAACATAGGTACTGCTCTCTCAACTATTTCATCTTTATGAGCCCCATCTTTATCCTGTGCCATCTGAAGTACCCAATTATCACGAATATAATATGTGACATCTTTCAGTTCCTGTTTTACACGCTTCACTTTTGTAGTTTTTTCTGTAAAGTCACAATCCTGTGTAAGTTTCGCAATTGTATAACTTCGTAATAAATCGTCATCTTGTTTTCTTCCGTATCCAGCGATATTACTCGTCGTCACGAGGTCACCACTTTCCATATTTCCATGTGTATTGACGACCCACATTCGTCCGTCTCCAGCTTTTTGGATATTTGTTTCATTATCTATAGATTTGGCTTTATCCATGACGACACCATAACATGTTTTATCATTTTCTGTATCTGATAGTTTCAAAACAGGTCCCTTGTTAATATATTTATTTGTTGATGCACACACGATGAGACCTTTATAATCATCAATTTTAGAGTATTCTACACCAGTAACCAAAGATTTTCTGTTATGGCGTTCTTCAACCTTTGTATCAAGTTCTTGGATAGCTTTTGTAAGATATGGTGTAATTCTACCGTAATCAAGACCATAATGAAAATCCGTACCATCTTTATTTTTGGGGTATATATGATCATCTTCACATAGAGGGCACGACTCACATTTTTTCGTAGAACATTTACACGTACACCCAGAGTACGGAACGATTGGTCTCATTTCAGGGAAGACTTCATGAACCTCCTGTGCAATGAAACCTTCACTCTTCGCGCCATCACTGATCCATGTGAAGGAACATGGATTGAGGGCGTTGACGCGATCAAGGGTAGACACCATGGGTTTGATTTGTTTTTTGAGACGTCTATCGGAAGATGTCTCATAAGTTACACTGTTGGTGGAACCTTGGATGTCCCCTCGAACTCCATTGGCGGCATTGATGAAAAACCCGATGATGTTGGTATCGATAGCCGACTTCATCACAAACCCATCTTGTCTTTTATCATTAGAAGATGGGGAAAGAATTTGAAGAAACCCGTTACGGTTGATCGGGCTGGTACCGCCTAGGATTACAGTCCTGGTTGAATTTAAATTTATGTGTTGGGTGAAACGTCCAACTTCATTTGAAGATGTCATACCGAGTACACTACCAGTAGTCGTATGAAGATCACGTGTAGGTAGTAGATAAGTTGCTCCCACGGTTGTTTGACCATTCGCCGTCCCTGTTGCATTAATTTCAATACTACCATTCCCAAGGTTGTTCAGACCCGCTT